TTTGTTATTTCCTCAAATTCTATCGGCGTTACATTGACTTTCATTACACTAATGACGTCAGCTACTGTAAGCTGTGGATCTTGGTCAAACATTGCCATTACTGCATCTGTTATTGCTAATCTTATTGCCGATGCCTCTGCTGGCGTTTTTGTGCCTACTTCCTGATATAATCTAACCTTAAACTCTATAATCCTTTCGTTCCTATCTGTGTCTATTATTTCGCCCTCTCCCGCACTCTCAATTACCATAGCATAAGGATAACCCGTTGGCTTAATTGGGTTAACTGTATAAACTGCTACAAAAGCATCCTCGCCACCTATTTGTAAGGCACTTAACTTGGTTATTATTACACTTTTTAACCCTGTATAAGTTGTCAACATAAATTATCTATATCTTGCTAATTTTTTTATTATATTGTTGATCATTTCTTTGAAAAATCTGTTTATTCTGCTTTCGTTTTGTTTCAATGCCTTGTCTAAAAACTTTGCCTCTCCTACTGTATGCCTAAAATGTAAGTTCTCGTGCTGACTTAACGCGTATTTAACATTACTCCCTACTGATACCTGTCTATCTCCGGCCCTGGCTTTCTTCCCTTTCTGTATTGATCGCCTTAGATGTCCCTGATCTACTGGTGTTTTTCTTTTCGCTGTATTTTCTACTACTGCTCCCGACTTATTTAATGCATCTTTCATTTCCTTTCTGACTATATTCCCTACATTACCATAGACGCGCATTAGTTGATCTATATTTTTTATCTTAATATCTATCATTTAACTATCAGTAATTGTAAGTGTTGGTTTCCTCCTACATCAAATGATTGAACTGATTTCACTTGAAAGGTGTCGCTTGATGTTACTATCTGATCTCCTATTAAAATGTCTAATACCGGACACCACATATTATATAACATATAAAACGCGCCATCATCTAACTCTTGTTTCTCCCCGCTCTCTTGTTGTATGTGGCATTTCTTCCCTGTTAAGTTTTCCTCAAACGCTGACTCATCTACTTTCGTTCTGTTTGTTGAAAACGAGGTTGTATAAAAAATATTGATTGACATTTTATTCTATGTTAATTTTGCGATACCTATTTAATGTAAGTATTGCCCTATCTATTTTACTCTTGTTTGTTTCTGTTTTCTTGTAAGTAATTGAATAACTACCAATGCTTTCACTATCGGTTTCTCCCTCTGACTGCCACGCTTCCTCTATTATTAAAGAAACCAATATAGTTGTGGCCAACTTTATATCGTTAGGAACAGCTATTGAATATCCCCACTTTGCCGTTACATCAATATTTTTATTATCTCTTGTGAAAATACTATCATAATATACCTTTCTCTTTGGTGTTGTGTTATATGGATATACATAATAATCATCTGTATCCAATTCGTCTTTTGTCGTTGTTGGATCTCCCATTTCTATCTTTGTTAATGAAACACAATCATCAATTAAAAGTAAATGTGATCCATCGCCATCAAAATATCTGATTGAAGCTATCGTATCTGCTATAAATAATCTCCCAGTATAATCATTTATCATTGCCTCTACACTTTCTATCCACTCGTTAATCTGGGTATTATAAGAGTCGTCTATGTCAACTAACATATATCTCTCAATGTCATTTTTTGATGTATATCCCAACATACTTGTTTTGTTAATTGTTAATTACAACTGCTTGACATCCTTGAATATGGAGAATCCTTACGAGAATATGGAGATGTCTTTGTGCAGTATGGATTTATTTTTTTGAAAACTTCTATTACATCTACACCAACTCCACTATCACTTAAACTTAACTTTGCCATAATTGCTAATGCTTCATTACCTATCCCTGTGTCGTTTAATGATACCTGCGCTAATATAGTCGCTGCTTCCACTCCTAATCCACTATCACTTAATATAATTTGATTTAATATTGATAATCCCTCTGTTCCTATTCCGTTATCTGACAAAGCTATCTTGGCCAATATATTTACTATTTCAGTTCCTGTGCCTGTATCACTAATAGTTAATGACATAAGTGTTGATAATGCCTCTACTCCTAATCCTGTATCTGATAAAGCTACATTAGTCAGTATTGATAATGCTTCCACTCCAGTTCCAGTATCAGATAAAGTCATTTCTTTATTCCTTGTAATATTCTCTACTCCTGATCCTAAATCTGCTAATGCTATTTGTGCTAATATATTTAATGCTTCAATTCCTACTCCTGTATCACTGACACTTATCGCGTTTGTTAATGAATTTATTATATCTATTCCTACTCCTGTATCACTTAATGCTAAATTAACCAATATGTCTAATACTTCTGTCCCAGTACCAGTATCTGATAAAGCTATACTAATTAACAAGGCTAATGCTTCTGCCCCAGTTCCTGTGTCACTTAAAGCTATTTGGGCCAGTAATGCTAATGACTCTGTTCCTGTCCCTGTATCTGACGCTGTTATTTGGCTTGCTATGTCTGTCAATGCATCTGATCCACTACCAGTATCACTTAAAGTTAACTCTGATAATAGTGCCATTATTGCATCCACACCTGTTCCTGTATCTGATATTCCTAGCTGTACTAACAATCCTGTTATTGAATCTACTCCAGCGCCAGTATCTGATTCTGACTTCTCCCAATGGTCTAAACCATCATAAGTTGGCTTGTCAAATATTATTCTATCAAACATATTTATATTTTATCCTTGATCCAATTCAAATCTGTTTTTATTATTTCTATGTCTGTTCTAATCTGATATATACTATGATATGCTCCATCTGCTTTTAATTGTGCGTTTGCTATCATACCAAAGCTAATACCGAATAATCCTAAGATTATTGCTATCGCCCAGATAAAGATTTTGAAATTTACGAACTCTTGTTTCATATTAGTTTATTCATTTCTAATTAACCTTATAAAAGCGTTATTGTGGCATTTCCTACTCCCGCATCAGTTCCGCCCATAATACTTATTTCAAATATTTGATAATATTCATCTGTTCCAGTTAATGCTATTGTAATTCCACCAGCAGCATCTGCCGTATAGGTTATAGTAATTGTTCCGTCTCCCCATACTGTAGTAGTAGCTCCATTTTGAGTTGGGGTAGTTGAAGAATGTCCCCTCCAAGTAGAAGATTCTTTTTGCGAAACAATGACTTGACCTCCTCCCTGCACAACTTTAACTTCTATTACTTGAGTTTCCCAACTTCCACCAAGTTGAACCTCTGCTACATCTACAGCAGAACCAGTCATAGCTTTTGTTCCTCTTACTATTTTTGTGTTATTAGAAGAAAAATTAGTTCCTCCAGTAGAAGTTATAGCACCACAAGCTAATGTATCTCCAAAATGAACAGCACCTGTTCCTGAATAAATGGCATACTTGGTAGTGCCTACCATATTTTCAATCTTTATTCCATAGTTCGTTGTAATAGCTGAAGTTGCTGAACCTAATAATGGGAATATTTGTAATCCATAAGCAGTTGTTATTGTTCCTTTATCTGCTCCACTTGAACCATATAATATTCTTTCTCCATATAATTTAGATAAAGTTCCTAATCCAACTTTATAAGATGTTATTCCTATTCCTGAACTATATCCAGAATTAGTAAATGTTTCATCTACTACTTGAGCATTATCACAATTAAAAGCAGTGTCATTGCTTGTTCTATTACTGCCTACTGTTTTATCCATATCTACTCGCATACCTACTTCAGTAGTTCCTGTAAAATTTCTGTCAAAAAGATAATATCCTGTAATAGTTTCAGCAGCAGTTTTATCAAGTAAATTACCATTAGCAATGCCTGCTATTGTTCCTGCTGTGTCTGTAAATGTTAAAGTATCTATTCCAGTAATAGAATTGTCTGCCATTACTATATTTCCACCCATAGTTAGTCCTGTAAGTGTTCCTAAAGAAGTTATAGCAGCTTGTGCGGCAGCTTCAGTAGCTGTATCAGGAGCTAAACCAGTAATAGTTGCTACTGTTGCAGCTTGTCCTGTGATAGATCCAGCAATAGGATTAGTTACTTCTAAATCATCAAACCAACCTTTTACTACTCTTGTGCCAGTTAAACCTATATCTCCTGTGATTATTAAATTCTCTGTTGTTTCATCAAAATAAGAAGTTTGTGCAGCACCCAAATAAATATTTCCCTTTGTTCCATCTGAACTTGACTGTAAAGTTAAATCATTTCCACTTGCTGTTCCACCTATTAAAGTTTGACCACCTGCTCTGCCTACTAATAAAGCGTATTGAGTATGGTCATCATCTGCTAATCCAGTAAGATTTCCGTGATCAGAAGCGGCCGTTCCTGTGAATATTATATCAGTTACCATTTGAATAAGAGTAAAACTTCCCCCTGCTTGTGGAGCAATTATTTTTCCTATTAAAACTCCAAAATCTGACAAGTGAGTTGGTTTTGTTGGCTCTTGTGCATCCTCTGCTCCAGCTAAAGAATAACTATCAAGTCCTAATCTGACGTAAACGTGTCCATCGTCTATGTGTCTATAAACCCAATGAACTCCATATTTGTTGTTTGCTATATTTCCTAATGCTCCTGCTCCATCATCATAGTGAGCATAGTCAATAACATTTGATAGAGCTTCCGTCCAACCAGCTCCTCCATCTCCTCTAACTCCTGTAAATTGAACTGCTGCACTATCATATTGAGCAAAAGAAATTCTATTTATTCCACCATAAGCCACTCCTAATTCCATTGTAAAATTATTTGTTCCTGAATAAGCAATAGTAGAGCCACTTTGTAATTCTAATGCTCTTAATTCTAATGCTCTTTGATGAAGTTTCTCAACTCCGTCTTGAAAATTAAATCCACCTGAAATATAATGAACATTATCGCTTCCATCTTTCATTACTTTTCCTATTGGTATGTTTCTATAATCGGCAGCGTCTGGCCCATAAGGTTTTGTTGTTGATAAAGTAATTGTTGGTGTTACTCCATCATTATAATTTAAACTAATAAAATAAGTCGTATCAGCAGCAGTAATTGCTTGGTTATCTTGTTCTGCTAATGCTAACTCAACTAATTCTCCTGTTATACTATCTGTTGTTCTAAATAAAGCAGTTAAAGCAGTTACTTTAAATGTTCCTGCATTCGTTCCATCTGAAATTACTCCTCCGGCAATAACCATTGGGCTATCAGCATAATCTTTTATGTCCTCTAATATATTTATAGCATCTGTTGGCTCGTCAATATGAGCTGCTATAACTCTTATCTGCACTAGATCACCGGCAGCGAATGTTTGTTTTGATGATCCGTCTTGCGCACGCGTTGCTGTTAATTCATCTCCTGATACACCCGTAACGAGCATTCTCTCATATACAGTATTGTCTGTTAATTGTTCTACTGTTATATAAAATGGCTCTGACGGTAGTCCTGTATCGTCTGTAATATTAAAAGTAACAGGATCATCAGAATTATTGATACTGCTCCCGGCTTTTATCGTTGTATTAAAACGATTAACTATATTTTTGAATATTGTAGACATATCTAAAAGTTATTAAGTATATATTTTCAAACTATTTCATCTATACCTATGATAATGTAATGTCGAATGTTAATTGCCAAACCTGTCCTACTGTTTTAGTTCCTTGTGCAGAAACAAGACGATTTAATAATTGTTCTCCTGTTGATGCATTCATAACTCCAAATTCATTCCAAGCCTGATTAGCATCGCCTGCTCCAAATAATGCTCTCCAAGTTGCTTTTTGAAGAGTTCCATAAGTTGGATAACCTGCTTCCATACCCTTTGCTACTCCTGCTGTAAATGTTCCCTCTACATCAGCAGCTGCGGCAGCGCCGACTCCTGTTCCTGTTATAAGATAAGCATTTGTATTATCAAATCTAATGCCTGTGGCTGCACAAACAAGCGTCCATAGCTCGTTAATACCACCATTAGCCAAAACATTATGATTTACAACACTTTTTTTATAGCAGTTTCCTTTCTCAAAATCTGCCTGTGAAGCAAATCTTTCAATAGTCCACCTCTTTTTGAATGTGCCTTTATCTTTTAATCTAATCATAAAGATTATTTGTTAAGTTTATCTAGTTGTTTCTTAATTTTTTCTACGCCAGCTAAATACTTTTTAGCATTACTAACAGAAATTTCTCTGCAAGCGTTAACTATTGGATCATAGAAACTGACCTTTTTTTCTATTTTTACTTCTCCCATACGCGTTTTATAATTTATAAACTGTTTATTTTTATAATTCATACAAACTTATTATTCGGATATAGGGGTTGCCTCTTATTGCAACCCCATATCCTATCTCTTTAGCTAATTGTTCCTGATGTCTTAAGAACAACAATGGCAGTTGGTTTTGGTAAAACATAACCAACCCTTTCCACAAACCTATAAGCAATCATATCCTGTTGACCAAGATTGATTGAGGTCTGTCTGTCTGTATCAGTAATGGTAGCTTCTGTTAAAATCTTAACCTGCATACCACCTTTGTCTCCATAAATGGCATAACGCTTAAGATTACCAAAAATAACAAAACCCTTATTGATGGCGTTATCATTTTTGTCAGGCATTCCCTCTACTAATTCAAAAGGATAATTCCAAATAGTTGCAGGAATTTCTCCTTGTGGCCTTTGGTAAATGAATGCTCCTAGACCATCTCCAGCAGCTATTGAATCTTCTCTCAATTTTCTAACATAACTGAAAATAGTTCTTTGCATATAGTATTTAGCTCCATTGTGAGCACCTACTAAACCTGCATCTTGCATATCTAGTAAGTTTTCAGCAGTAATGTCGGCAAATCCTAATGCAGCAGCCATAACAACAGGAGTTACACTTCCGTTATTACAAATACCAGTCCAAGGCGCACCATTACCATCAAAGAATTGCTCATCTTCTTCTTGCGCAGTTGCTTCAGCTACTAAGTCAGCTAACAAGCCAGGTAAGTTGATTGCAGTATCCTGTAACAATTCCTCTGTCATAGGAATAATGCAAGCCAATTTCTTTAATGTTTGTTGTACTCTTACGAATACAGGTTGTGTGGCTGTCTTTGATATGGCTTCATCAGTCCAAGTCATAGAAACAGAACTACCTAATGCGGTAATATCTCTAGTATTTCCTGGGCCGCTGAAAGGTAAATATCTCATTTCTCTACGAGCAACACCATATACATCCTCTATTAATCTAATTATTTCGTTAAATAATTCAGATGGAATAGTATATCCTGCTTTTGGGGTATCACCAGAAGAAGTTGTTAATGCTTTCATTTGCATTAAATCTCCTTGCGTCAACGATACACACCAATCCATTGTCTTTTGTGACCATTTACCACTTGATGGCAATGTTTCACTGGCTACATTGATTTCTCCTCTCTTAACTGCAACCATTTTATCTACAACTGATTTAACTTTTTGATCTACTTCAAGTTTAATCAATTCCCCTAATCCCTTTGTGTCAATTCCCTCATCAACTTCTTTGGTGATTTCAAAACTTTTAGCTTGTTCGTCAGTTAATTCACTGGCGTGTTCAGCTAAAAATGCTTTTTCTTCATCAGAAAGGTCTTTGAGTTCTTTGGCTAAAATATCTTTTAATACGAACATAAAAAATATCTAATTACTTCTAACCTTTTGCTTCTCTGTGAGAAGCGTTCGGATTATTTTGTTTAAGGTTTTTATCGCTTTCTTCGGCGATTTTTCCTTTTGCTCGTTAGAGCTTTCGGTCACGACCTGTTTATCTTTAAATAAAAGATTTTTAACTTCGTTGGAGATATTTACCTTACCTAATTCTTTCCCGTCTTGATCCTCTATTTTTATCTCCTTTAATTCTGTATTTACTATTAGGTTAAATGATTTTTCGTCGTCTGTGGCGTCCCCTGTGTCGCCTGTGTCATCCTCTGGCGTGTTTTCCTCTGCTTCCTCATTATTATCCCCTGTGTCCTCTGCTCCCTCATCAGTGCTATCCTCGTTGCTTTCTGCGTCTTTCTTGAAATCTATTGTTTCCTCAATCTCGTCTACTTTCTCAAGGGCTTCTAAATCTAATCCTTTTGATTTTGCTAAAGCTAATGCATTGGCCGGGACAGGAACACAAGATATTTCTAATAATTCATTCTTAACTAATTTCATTCCTTTTTTATCATCTGTTATTTCTCCCAGCTTAAACCCTACTGAAAATGCGCGCATAAACTTACCCTTATATAAGTTGTATACTGTTTTTATTAAATCTCCATAAATACCTACTCCCTCGTCAACTGCAAACATAATCTTACCTGCAAGATTTCCTTTCTCGTCTAACTTTAATTTAGTAACCTTTCCGATTGGTATGTTTCTGCTATCGTGAGCAAATAGAACTACTGGATTCTTTTTAAAGTTCTTTAAATTCCAGCTCTCCTGTTCTATTGGAGGATCACCAGAACGATCAACATCGGCAGTTGAAAACACTCCCTCTATTGTTCTGTTGTCATCGTTAGATGCTTTTACTTCAAAAATTAGATCTTTTTTAACCATAATATTATATTAATTTTATTATTCTATAAATGGGCCAACTGCGCACCTACAATTTATATCATCTGGAGCATTTTTTAAATGTCCACCAACCTCAAATGGTTTGTCTACATCTACAACTTGTCCATCTGCTGCTGCGTGTTCTGGTCTAACCCTGTCATCCATTGTGGCAATCCATTCTTTCTTCGGCACGACTCCACTTTGCTTGTATGCTTCCACGCTTGCTTCGTTTATAATAGCTCCTGTTTGAGTTCTTGCTATCCTAACAGCTTCTGCATCTCCTCTAATCTTATATACTCCCTTAACTCTATCTTTAATTTCATTGATTCCCTCTCCTTTGGCTAATGCTTCGTAGTATTGTTTTGATAATTTTGTTCTAGTTGTTTTGTTTATTAAGGAAGAGTCCACTTTGATCTGGTTTTGTAACCATACTCCTATAAATCCCTCTGATATAAATGGTTTACCAACACCAACCCTAGCTAATGCTGCGTTGCCGGATATTTTTAATATCTTTAATTCTGATGGTGTAATTGCTGCCATTAATCTTTCATTCTCTACTTCCCAATCAAAATCTAATAATGCTTTCTTAATATGCTTCTTATAATTAGTTTCATACTTATAATCCTTTTCGTTTATAATTCTAAACAATCTTTTCTCTTGATCTATTAAGAATTTTCTAACAACTGGCAGTAATATATTCTTTCTGCGATCTAAATCTGCTAAATATGTTCTCCATATTATCTTTCTCTTTTCTTGTTTTAACTCATCTAATTCTTTTTTTTCTTTTGATGCTTTCTTTTTATATTGCTTTCCAATTTTATCTTTTAATTCTTTAATCCTAATGTCGTTAAACAATTCTTTTCTTCCCTCAAAGATACCTGATTGAACTGGTTGTCCTAATATAACTGTTCTTTTGTGAGGTATATACATAGATAAACCTACTATTGAATTGATTTTACTGCTTGCTAATGTTTCTTCTCCACCAATTTTCAATGGCATTAATCCCTCTTTCTCTCTAATTTCATTTGGTGTCATCCATCCATTATCTGAAGCATTCTCATATATCTTTAATTTTTCCTCTACGTTCTCTGGTGATGGATCAACAAAATCTAATATCAATCCTTTACCAAAATGAGGAACTAGGAATTGATTTAGTGTATCTACAAAATCTCTCATCTTTGGTTTAATGTTCTCTGTTAAAAAACTTGCCATAGCTGCGTCAGCATTGGCCCTATTAACATCCTCTGCTATCCCTATAACTGACTTTGGCATTTCAAAGGCCATAAATATATCATCCCTTGTCGCTTTAAGACCTGATATATAGTCCATATCCTTTTGAGCAGTTGATATTTGAACATATTTTAATCCACTTTGTAAAATACCAATCTTTGAGTTCTTTCCTACTCCTTTGTATTTTTTACTCCATTGATCGCGTATTTCTCCTATTCTATCCTTATTTAATGGTTGATCTGACTGTAATACTGCATCAAGGCGTGCATTATTTAAAAAGAAATTCCTTTGAAACTTCGTGGCATATTCTTCAGTGTCCACTCTTGCTTGTGCTGGTCTGATTGGTGATTGCCCTGTTCTATCTGCAAACTCTTTTAATGGAGATGGCTCGTTAAAATGAATAATCTCCTCTGGTGTAAAATGTAATTCTTTCTGTCCGGGTATTCTATAAATATATTCTTTTATATAATCTGTTGCGCTTGGTATAATTCTAATCCAATCAGGCCTTAAGTTCCAAAGCTCTGCTACCGTATTTCCAATCATTGCCTTATACCAATATCCATCTCCTGTTAGTAATTCGTTTATTGCTTTTAATTTAATTAACTTTGCTTTACTAACAAATGGGCTTGGGTTTGCTAATAGATCTAAAAGAGGGTGCGCTAATATTTGTTCAAGCTCACCCTTTGAATTTTTAATTCTAAATAACTTATATTCTATTGAAGCAACTTTTGCTGAAATCTTTTTAACACAAGCAAACACATCTAACGACTTGTCGTATGTTTCAAGATACTTTTCTTCTGACCATTCTCCAGCACTTAACGTTGGTAGTCCAGCTAAATTAGCAAATGCTTTTGTTATTTGGTTTTTGATTTCTCCTTTTGAGAAGAATTGTTTTATGTTTTTGAGAATATTCATAATTTAGCGTTATAAACGTATTATAACAAATTTTAGCCTCTTTGTCAAAAATTATTTAAGTCGTTAAAATCTTGTTTATCTGGTTTAAAGTCCTTGAGCGTGTTTGCAAACCTTTTTATTCTATTGTTTCTACTCCACTCTTTCATATAATTATTCCATCTTTCCCTGTTGTGACTAAACCAATATAATGATCTACACCTATCACAACAAAACTTCTGACGACTAATCTTTTTAATAAATGTTCCTCCACAATTTTTACATTTCATAATTAAAGTTTACCTTTGGCGAATCATCTGTTCCATTCTCATAATCATAAAACCAATTCCTTGTTGATATTGGGGTATATTCTTTTAATTTTCCCTTGTCATCAAATCCTATGTGAACACACCATACACTCCAATCAATTAATGTTTTCCAACCATTAGCTCCTATGTCATACCAAGTCCATAAATCCGGGCCACACCACCCGTTCCAAGTTGACCTTAGCTTAATCTGTTCCATTGCCTCTCTCCTGAAAGCCCAGCAATAATAACCACCTCCGTCTATCTCCTCTATGCCTTTCTCTTTAGCTGCTAACCCTATCTTGTTTTTAACCTTACCTCTTGCGTCAACTCTCATTTTCCAAGCTCCACAATGGCCGTGATCCCCTGCGTTCCTCATTGCCTCTACTCCTTGAATACAACCTATCTCTTTATCTCTGTTAATTCTCCTATATAGCTTCTTAAATGCCTGCTTTGGTATTATCGTGTCATCCTCAACTATAAAAACTATATCGCTGAAGTTAACGTGCGTTATGATCCTCTGCATATTATCAATAATCCTTTTCCATCTCTTTTTATAATCCTCAATTCTTGTTATCTTAATTGGCTCTTGGTTTGTTATTATCATTTCTGCTGACAACCACTTCTGGCCGTGATAATCTATCCAGTTCTTACAATAATCTATTAACCACCTATCCTTTGTGTCTAAATATAAAAGCAAATACAAATCTTTGCGTGGTATATTCGCATTTGCTATTGCTTTTAAACATTTTGCTATTGGGTATTTTCTGCTAATCACTACAACAAAACTATCTACGTTCATTTTAATAATTCTTTATGTAATTTTTTAACATCCTCCCAAGTAACAAGCTCTGACCCGGGATCTGACTTTGTGTGTATTGCTTTTCCACTTCTATTGTTCCATTTTTTAAAATATACTCCTCTATGTTTTGAATAATATTCGCAAGTGTCCTCCCATTGTTGAATTGATATTGATTTGCCATAATGTCTAACCAATCCTTTTAATCCTCCAAGTCCACTTAACTTTGGCTCTCTCTCTGACTTAATAGACCAAGTTGGTTGAGCTTTCTTTCTAAACCAGAATATAATATCCCTAAACTCTGGCCCACAATAATCTCTTAACTTTGTTATATCCCCATTATATTTTCTGTCCTTGTCTTGCTCTGTTATATAAAAATCAAATAATCTCATTCGTAAATAATAGAGTTCTTTCTTGTCTAAAATTACTGGATCAAATTCTAATCTCTCGTCTGCGTCAAAATAACAAAACCAATCGTCGTGATTAGCATTCTGTGAAGCCAACTTATAAATTGCTTCTCTGCTCGTATGCTCGGCCCAATCTCTTTTCTTTGGTTCTGGATACCATTGCTTATTCTCAATAGTTCCCACTACCTTTGGATGTGCCTTAACTATCTCTAGTGTGTTATCTGTTGAAGCATCATCGTAAACATAAATCTTATCGCACCATTGTCCGAAATGATCTAATGTATCCTTGATAATCAATCCCTCATTTCTAATTCTTGTTATTCCTATTTTCATTTTATTATTTTAATTATTTCTTTAACTCTATTCTTGTATGTATGGTTTTTTAATGTTCTCCTCTGTCCTGCCCTGGCAATCTTTTCTCTCTCCTTGTCGTGTTCCAAATAATAATCTATCTTCTCTTTTAAATCATACATATCCTTATAGATAACTAATTCTTTTTCTAAATCAAATAGTTCCTCTAAATAAGGAACATAAGGCGTAATCAATAAAGCGCCACAAGCCGTTACCTCAAACAATCTCATATTCGTATCATCTGCCGGACATTGATTTGGCACTATCTTACATCTGTTATAAAACTCTGCTACCTTGTCAAAAAATATGCCCTCTTTCTTTAAAAACTTGTTGTCATATTCGTCTTGCAAGAACTTTATAAACTTCGTCCTTGAGCTGAACATCTCCTTTCCTATAAATCCTATGTCTATATCTCTGTCTAAACTCTGTTTGTTAAAAATACTATCATCAATGGCACAGGGTAAATATGTTGTGTTCTTTGGGAAGAATTTTAAGCAACTTTTCTCTTTACAGAAGTAATGATCTGCATTGCTCTTTAATGCTCTCTGAAATGTTGATCTGTTCTCTAATATAATCATACTTCCATCTGCCGGATCTTTACTTCCTAGATCGTTTGCGTAACAAATCTTTTTGCCACCATATCCTATGTTGTATCCATTCTTTACTAACTGCTTCTCTAATTGCTTTGCTATCCCATATTCAGTTGTTGAACTTCCTACAAACATAATGTTGTTATCGTTCTTTTTATCTAATAGATTAAAATACTTATCTATTTGTTTCTTGATATTAAAATTCTTTAATGCGTATTCTCTATTAATCTCTCCCATTGATTGATCATACTTCTTTAACTCATTTACTATTCCATCAACGTCAAATTCAATCTCGTATCTCCTGCCAGAGAAGTTGTTTTTAACTGCCTCATTAACATTGTCTTTGGTAATTATTCCATCCCCAATCATCTTGTCCATATAGCCTCTCTTGTCAAACACTATAACTGCTCGGCCACAAGCCATAGCCTCGTATGCTCCTCTGCCTAAACTAACCACCAAATCTGCTTCATTTATATAATCCTCTACATTCTTAACCTCAATAATCTTATTATTCTCAATGTTCCTTATAGCTTTAAAATTAACTCCTATTTTTTCGCAGGCTTCTTTAATAATTTCATTTGCTTTTACTCCCTTACATATTGATGCTACGTTTGTCAGCTTCTTATTAATCTTGCTTGTTGGTTTAAATAACTCACAATCAATTCCGTTCTTTATGATCTTTGAACTATATCCTAATTCATTCAAGTGATTTTTAACTTCATCTGATATTGAAACATAAACATCAGCTCCAGGTATTGGCTGTTCTAAATCAGGAAATATTCCGTGACAGGTTAAAACTTTTATTCCCCTTACATCTTTTAAGTATTCTAAACACTTATTGTGGTTGATAAAAATATAATCATAATCCATTCTTAATCTCTTGTCTTTATTCTTTGGTGTTATCTCAAATAAATCCTTTGATACCTTTCCCGGGTAAAATGTAAATACATCAACCTTGTATCCTCTACCCTCTAATTCCTTTGCTAATGTATAAGTAAATGTTTCTGTTCCCGAGAAATGCTCCATTCTTATATTCGTCAAAAGTATTCTCTTTTGTTTCTTATCTAATCCTAATGCTCTCTTTATTCTGTCCTCTGGCCATAACTTATTTAATCGTGTCTTATTATCTATAACCTTATCTAACCTGCCCTCTGATTGCATATGGTGATGTATGACAGGGTTTCCTGATCTAATGTATTCAATACTCAAACCCATCTCTCTTGCCCTTAACCCTAAATCAACATCCTCTGCTCCGTTCTTAAACTTTTCATCAAATCCTCCTAACTTATCCCAAGCATTCTTTTTCATTTTAAACAAAAAACCAGATGGGATGTGAACATCTCTCTGATCTCGTCTTAAATTAGAAGCTATACTTCCATTCTCTCTTAACTCCCAACCTATCCCGTGAATGACTACGTTGTTTTGATTTGGAAATATCTCTGAAAAGCCAACCATATCTGCCTTGTTCTTGCAAGCTTCTATCAGTAATCCTATATCTGGCTCTATGTCATCATTCATAAATATTAAGTTGTCTGTCTGTGCTAGCTTTGCTCCCAAGTTGCAGTTCCTTGCAAAACTTCCTCCTGCTACTATAAATATATTAAATATGTCTAATGGTATCGCGTCTAATGTATTTTTTAATAGATCGTGCCTGTTGTGGTGAGGTATTATAATATCTGCTATCTTACCCTTAATATCATAGCTTCTTTTCTTTTCTATCGTTGGCTTTATCTTTGCCAAATCTTTCTTTGGTATTTCGCTAACCATTATTATCGGTGCGTCTATATCTTTAAGTCCCTCTATTGGTGTTTCACTAATAACAATCTCTCCCTCATTATAAGTTCGGCCATTAATATCTATTCTTTTGTTTGTATGATACCTATACATATATTTACCTATTAAAATAAACCAATAAAGCTATTGTTAATAATGCTAAAACTATTTGAATTAATTTTAACATTAAATTATCCTTTCTATATTTATTCGTTTCCATAATTCTATTTTAAATATTCGCCATCGTCATCGTCGTCATCAAACAACCAAGTCACTCCGGGCGTTCCTACCTGTTGAAGCCCTGATATGCCTATACATAGAGCATCGGCCATATCGTCATATTTGCCTCTTGGTAATGATAATAACTGGTTTATAAATTCTTGTCTGTTTTCAATCCCGTTCTTAATAAAAACCTTTCTGTTTCCAAATAATGGTGGCAACACTTCGTTAAACTTCTCTATCTTATTCTTTGTTGTCTGCACTCCTACTATTGGCAAACTGGTATTCATCTTTAATGTCTGAACGCTATCGTATTGAAATGTGTTCTGCTCTACCGCGATCCTTATAGCGTCAGGGTATAATTTACCATTTGCTGTTATCTCTTTTAACCTATCGTCAAATCCTATTCTCTTGTTGACTATCTTGTCTATAAATATATCTCCTTTCTCACTTCTGTAAAAATGTACTCCTCCCGTATAATCTCCACTATCTGGATTTTTTCCTACTGAAGCATCCCAACCCCAGTAATTGTTTATGTTTATTTTCTTTGTGCCATCTTGGTTCAATCCCCAGCAATCGCTTGGCAATACATCATATCCTTGAATGTCATTTACCTTAACTATCTCTCCACTAATGTTCACCGGCATACAGCGATATTCTTTGTTAAACCACTTGTCGCTACCTGTTAAAGTAATGATCTCTTGTTTCTTTCCCATTAACCTTTCCCAATCCCATTTCTCCGGGTAAAGTGTTATATGCTTTTCTGCATCTACTATTGAATCATATCTCTTGTGTATCCAATGGCTCTTTCCTAACATTTTAATACTATTCCAATCTACACTATATAAATCTCCATCCATTTGTAATGTTCCTACTATAACAAATTTTGTGTTTGGTTCTCCCATTGGTATTATCTCTGTTGACATTCTTTCTAATGTTTTTCTATTATAGTCCTCACTATAAATAACTTGATTATCAATAGGATCATCTAATATAATCAATTTAAAATGACCACCCCTAATCTTACTACCAAAACCTGCTACCTCTATCGTTGCACCGTTACTAAATCTTATTTCCTTTCTACTATCAATATCTGCTCCTGCTAATAAATGTCTATATCGTGGAGCTTTGGCCCACTTCTTAATATGATCTAATATCCTCTTGGCAAGTCCGTCACTAGCACTTAATATAATAATGCTCATATCAGGATCATTGAGGCATTGCTCTAATGCATAACACTCACTAAAGAAAAAACTCTTTAAATGATCTCTTGGTGCTTCTATGACCAAATTACAACCTGATTGTAATAAATCATTCCACTCTTTATGTAGTGTTCCTAATCTCCAATTATTTATATTCGCTTCCCTATGGTATTTATAAATCTCATATTTAATCAAGCTACATAAATTGTATTTATATGTTGCCTCGTTCTCTTGCTGTTCTGTTAGCTTCGAGTTGTGCCAAAACTCTGTTTCTTGTTGGTTCATCTAATTTATCTAATAAATCTATTAACGGATTTTCTTTTGTTTCAATGGATTGCTCTAATATCATTCCCTCTTTCCATCTCTTAATGTATTGAAGCCATAATTTTACCTCACTTGCCTTTCCATCCTTAAGTATTGTTCTGTATAGCGCAGCAATAACATCAGGGGTCTTGTCTGATCCCCATTTTGCTAATTGAATATCTACATCATTGTTAAACTCTTTCCTCTTTTTCCAATCTGTTAAAGTGTCCTGACATAAATTATACTTTTTAGCAAAGTCTTGTTCTGTCCTATATCCATATTTCCCCTGTCTATATATTGACGGCAAAGAATAGAATTTAATGAATGCCCTATAATCTCCTTTCTTTATTATTATAGGGTCTTTTTCGGACTCTTTCGGATTTACAGGAGTAATTTTTTTTTCTTCTTCTTGTTCTGTCATAATTATTTATTTTATATCTTAACGCTTAAAATCTCTGTATCCACTTCGTCCCATTTAATAAAAACTTCTATGATTTTACCATTACGATTTAATATTCTAAACCTATCAAGTGGATCTTCTTTGCATTTTTTAATAATAGCACGCCTTGTTTTTTCTCTTATTTCACTTCCGCAAATATTTTCTTCTTCTGTCATAGTTTTTTTGCTTTTAACTTAGTAAAATTCTCCCAACGAGATATTATCACGTCTGTGTATCTTGGATCTAATTCCATCATATAACATTTTCTATCTAACTGTTCACAAGCTATTAGCGTTGATCCACTACCACCAAATACATCTAATACTATATCTCCTCTCTTTGAGCTATTTGTTATTGCTTTCTCACACAATTCAACTGGTTTCATTGTAGGATGTAATTTTGAATTTAATGGTCTATCTATTTCCCAAACTTCAGTTTCTTTTCTACTTCCACAATATGAACTCTGGTCAAACCATCCATAAAAACAAGGCTCATACATTCTTTGATACTTTGCTGGCGATAAAACTAATTGTTGTTTCTTCCAAATTATTGTTGCAGACCAATGACAACCAATTTCCGTTAACCATAATCTCATTTTCATTCCGTCCGGGCCTGGAGCTCCCCACATATAAATATCTCCTTTGTTATATTGTCTAAATATCTCATACAAACTCTTACAAAATATCTCCCAGTCATCTGCGCTAAGATTATCATTTTTTATTTTCCTAATTTTATTTCCCTGTTTTTTTGAAACTCCGTAATCAACGTTGTATGGTGGATCAGTAAATACCATATTAGCTTTTACTCCATTCATTAACTTTTCCACATCATCTCTTTTTAATGCATCCCCACAAACTAACCTATGCTTCCCTAACTGATATATCTCTCCCAATTTGCTTGTTGGTTTCTCCGGCACTTCTGGCACTTCGTCATCGTCCTTGTTTAGATCCTTGAATATCTTGTCTAATTCTTGGCTCTCAAATCCAACCTGCTTTAATAATTCCTTATCTATCTGGGCCAGCATCTCAAAATCCCAACCACCTTTCTCTACACTCTTATTGCTCAATAATAAATATCTATCTTTTTACTCTTGCGTCCACCCGGATATTCTAATAACGTCAATTTCTTTTGTTCCTAATTCCTCTAATGCTTTTAACCTGCCGTGGCCTGCAAGGATAACATTCTTTTCGTCTATTACAATATCGTCCACAAAACCTAAATCTTGGATACTATCTTTGATCAGTTTGTCGTCGTGTTGTTTTGGATTTTTAGGATTAGCCTTTAAATCAGATACTTTAATTTTTAGATGTTCTTTATTCATCTAATATTAATTAACTTTCTTATCCTTTGGTTGCATATTGGTAGCGTTAAGCTGTTCCTTGAAGTCAAGGTATTGATCTATATTACTGAATGATTTTTTCCCTATCGTTCCAAAAAAGTCAAAAAACAGATTAAAATCTGCATCCTCTAACTCTCA